AAGATTGCCAGCAGCGTAAGCTAGATTAGTCAGGGTTACATTATTAGCGGAAGCATTGCCCGTTACAGCAATACCATTAGCAAAGTTAACGTTTTTAGTAGAAGCTACAAAAGTAGCAATAGCAGCGTTTACGTTAACACTACCACCAAAAATAACCACGTTACTATTAGCGGTGCTTGTACCGATCATCAAACGAGATATATCACCCGAAGCACCTGTACCCGCTATGTTTCCAGCATTAAACAAATAGGCGTCGTTTGCTTGGAAGATTGGGTAGTCAGCTGAGTTGTAGGTAGAGCTATTAATGCCCATATCCACAAAGTAAGATACCCCATCACCTAAGTTGTTGTATGAAACTATATCGCCAGAAGCGTTAGCGTCGTTACTTTGGTTTTGGATATAAAGTTGGGAGTAACCAGGCTCATTAGAGAAAAATTGCGCTAGTGTAGCTTGGAAAGAAGATGGAGTAGCATTAGCACCAACAACAGAGATAGGGCCTTCGTTAAACTCAGTTAACCCAGATGTTTGTTGGAATACTGCTTGTTCTGAAGGGTAGGTAATGAATACCTGTAAGCCGTTAGTTCCAGCAGTAAAGTTTACAAGAGAGTTAGCATTAGATGAAGAATAAACCGAAGTACGACTTAACGTATCAGTACTTAGTGTGTAAGTACCGTAGCCAACTTCCCATTCATTCTCATAGCCAACAGCTTGGTTTGTAATACAGTAATAAACAATAGAACCAGTAGGTACGCATGAAGCAAACGTGCGGTATCCTGGGTATGCGCTACCCAAGGCAAGACTGCCCGTGCCTGAACCTGTGCTGTTTACACTTACTCTATCTTGCAGAACTAAAGCCATACGGCCTCCCTAATAACTGATTACGATGCGGTCAAGCGAATAATTGCACTGGATGCGTCAGCAGTTGGGAAATTAATTGCAAAAGTACCGTTAGTAGAAGTCTTATCACCACCAAAAGCTAATACAGCAACAGCAGCGTTAGCAGCCGTGTTGTTATAAATTAAAGCTCCGTTAGCAGTAATAGTTGCGTTAGCCCAAGTAGTATTAGCAAACGACAAGTAAGCTACGTTGCCAGATGATGTTGGGGTTACGCTAACTGTTAAAGTATTTCCGCCAGCAGTGTAGTTACCTGTTGAAGCTACTTCGTTAGTTGCAGAATACGCAGTTGTTGACTCGCCTAAAGTTGCTGCACTAGTGTACAAAGCAATTTTAAAAGTGTTTGAAGAAAAGTTTTGTGTGCCGTTTAAAAGTTGAACTTTAAAGCTGGTGCACATTCCTTGGGTAATTGCCATTTTTAACTCCTAAAAAATTATCTAACAGGCCCAGGTACGGGCAGTCTAAGTTGTCCATCACGATAAGCGCTGCGTCTATCTTTACCATCACCCAACTCTTTAAGCAATGCTAATGATTCTTGATATTTCTGTTCATAGTAGGATACCATATCTTGCTCGCCTTTTTGGAAAATAACAGCTTCTCGTAAGGCACCGTAAAGTAGAACAGTTTCAAAATTATCCCCAAGCCACGAAGTGCCTGTAGCGTTTTGTATATTATTTACTGGCACTGAAAAGCCAGAACCTGTACCGCCAATATATGAGGGCGATGCGCTCAATACGTTCCCAGATACATAAAAATATCCAGGGTTAGTCAACGTTACTGCCGTTACAATCCCACCAGATACAGTAACTGTAGCTACAGCATTAGATCCGTCTCCGCCCGTTAAAGGTACTTGTTCATATATACCATTGGTATATCCTGATCCCGGTGTGATAGTCCCAAAACCAGCAATTCCACCTTGAACAATCGTTACTGGGTAGTAGTAATAGTGAAGTTCAGTTTGGTAGTTGCTATCTGGGGTTGGTCCAATAATGTACGTATAAGGCTTAAACTGCCCATAATACCGTGGGGTTCCAGAATCATTAACATTTGGGTATGCCTGGCGAATAAAGTTAACGTCTTTATCTAGCAAATACTCATAATTACCATCAGCATCAATAACTGCCAACGAAAACGAAGCTAGATAATCATCAGGTAGCGCCAAATAATGATCGCCCGCCGTAAAATTTCCAATTACGTTTTTACGAATAGCAGGTATCTGAACCGCATTGTATATGCGCTCTTCGGCTAACTGTACAAAGTTAGGTATGTTATCTACAAATAACTGCTCTGTAGTTTCTGCATAACTTTGAATTGCCTGAGATAGTTGCGTAAAGTTCATTCGGGTTTACCCTATTAGGCCATTGGCCCACGAGTTTTAATACCCTTAGTAGCAGCGCCATAACCACGCATGGTCTTCTCACCATACTTGTTCATGCCTTTATCGTTACCTTTATTGGTACCACCAACAGCAATATTAAAATCGTCCATTGGGTTGCCAGGCTTAGCAGTAACATCTTTAGCTGCCGCAACAGGGTTTTGCATAGGTTGTTTGTATACACCAATGTCGTTACCACCACCTGTAGGGTACTTAAAGCCAGTATATTCACTAGCGCCTTTGTTTTCTTTAGCATGACCAAGTGGGTATTTTCCACCTGGAATAGCCTTAACAGTTTTATCAGTAGCCATGATTAATATCCTTGGTTTTTAGCTTTAGCCAAATTGCGACCAAACTTCTTCATAGCCTCTGAAGTTACAGACTTGGCGCCTTTTTTACCTTTGCCACTTTCGATACCCTTGATTGGGCCTGAATCACCAAGGTTTTTACCCTTAGTTTTACCTGTTTTTGTAATACCATCTGCAGCTTTTCTGAATCCCATGATTACTCCTAAGTTGTTGTTACTGTAACTGTACCTAAAACTACGCCAGAAACCAAGTCATTTGGTGTTTGAGGCCAATTTGACCCCCCACCCACAGGATTCCAGCCCCACTGAAACACTCTACTACCCATATCAGGATAACCAAACCCCGCTGGTGTAGTACCACCATTTACTTCTGTCTGTAGTCCATTATTACCAGACTGCAGGTAAGACACGTCAGGTCTTGGTTCACGCACTGCTTGCGGATCGTCCACAGGGTACATACCTAACGATAATTGTGGTTGATCTGGGTCCCAACAAGTTGGGCAAACCTTAATTTGAAACGGTCTCGTCTTAACTATCTGAATCTTTAACTGCTTAAGCATGTACCGCTGAGCGCATCTATCGCACTCTGCAATTGCATACTTACCTGACGCAAACTTAGTTGCCATGATTACCTATAGTAAAACGAGTTACGTGGAACCCATCGTACTGGGGCTGTCTCCCTATCTTCATCTGCGGCAAGTTGAAATGACTCGTCATAAAGTTGTTTTAAAGCCATAGCTCTGTTCATATCTACGTCTGGCAGCTTAGTACTAAGATGATAAGCTAATCCAGCCGCCATACAAGGAATAAAGCGGAATGGGATGTCCTCAGTACTTACACCAGTACCAGCATCTTGAATGCGGCGCATACGGTAGTACACAAAAGTATACTGGTCGCCAGGCGAATTTGGGGTAGGCCAAACGTTTATGCAGGGTAAGTTGTTAACAAACACTTCATCCAAGGCGTCATGGGCAATAGCAGTAGTGCCATTCTGACCACGCCAAGCGTTTAAAATTTGGTTTCCTACAATATTCTGGTATCCAATAGTCTCAAGTACACCACCTGTAGTGATGTTTATAAAACCCTGAGTAGGTAGCTGGGATACGTCAGTTAAGGTAATAGTTGTGTCTGCAGCAGAAATAGGGTATCCCGCAGCAATAGTAGTCTGCGGAATCTTTGCAGTATTGCCAGATTGGCGGTTGTACCATACTTGAATAGGACGACCATTAGCGTTCTTATTCGGTATAGTCATGTAAGTAGACTCAGAGATACGGCTGATATTAATATCAATCTGGTTATTACCTTGACCGTTATTGGTACGCACGGTGGTATCTAGTAAGTCAATTGTATCAACTGGAATGGGGTAAATAGCCTGCCCAGTATTCATAAGAATCTGACCCTGTTCAACCGTCCAAAGGTTTAGCCCTTTATTAGCCCACTCAATCGTCATAATGTTGACAGAGCGACGTGCAGTACGGAAGTCATACCCAGAGCGCAGCTCTTTGCCACAACGCTCAAACGCCTCTTCTATGAGGTCATTCATATCGAGATTAAAGGTAGTTAGCCCTGTGGTACTCATTTTTTTGCAGCCTTTGTTGTTTTCTTAGCAACAGCCTTTTTAGCAACAGCCTTCTTAGCAACAG